AAATGAATACACAACAACTTCAAGAGAAGTGGAGTCCTGTGTTGGATCATGAAGCTCTCCCGAAGATTACAGATCGTTACAAACGTGCTGTTACGGCAGTACTCTTGGAAAACCAAGAAATCGCAACCCGTGAACAACGTGTTGTTGAAGGTAACGTTGGACTTCTGACGGAAGCTGCACCTGTGAATAATATCTCAGGTTCTAATATTGACACTTACGACCCAGTATTAATTAGTTTAGTAAGACGTTCTGCCCCGAATCTCATTGCTTATGATATTTGTGGTGTGCAACCAATGTCTGGCCCTACGGGTCTGATATTTGCCATGAAGTCAAACTACGTTCAAGATGACGGGGTAACTGTAGACGATTACGAAGCACTATTCGGAGAAGCAATCACGGAACATTCTGGTAGTGATTCTGGTGATACCGTTGGTGGTATCGACGATACTGATACTCCAGAAACTGACCCATTTGCTACCGATTATGCAGCCGATACGGGTGCAGCTATGGCAACTTCCAAGGCGGAAGCACTTGGTAGTACTAATCAAACAACGGATTATTTCCGTGAAATGGCATTCACCATCGACAGAACATCGGTAACTGCCAAAAGTCGTGCTTTGAAAGCAGAATACACGACTGAATTGGCACAAGACTTGAAAGCAGTTCATGGTCTTGATGCTGAAGCAGAATTATCGAATATTCTGTCAACTGAAATCTTGGCAGAAATTAACCGAGAAATCATTCGTAGAGTTTTGACTGTTGCCCAATTGGGTGCAAAGAACAATACAACTACCGATGGAACTTTTGACTTGGATACCGATTCCAATGGTCGTTGGTCTGTAGAAAAGTTTAAAGGTCTACATTTCCAAATTGAACGTGATGCTAATGCTATTGCAACTTTAACTAGACGTGGACGTGGTAATATCATAATTGCCAGTTCTGATGTAGTAGCTGCTCTTAGTATGACAGGTTCATTGGATACGGGTGGTGCTGTCTCTGGTGGAACACTTGCCGATGATGGTATTACAGGTAATACCTTTGTAGGTACACTAAACGGAAAATACAAAGTTTATGTAGATCCGTATTATTCTGCCACTGACCAAGAATTTATTTGCGTTGGTTACAAAGGTTCTTCACCTTACGATGCTGGTATATTCTATTGTCCATACATTCCATTACAAATGGTTCGAGCAACTGGTGAGCAAACTTTCCTACCAAAAATCGGATTCAAAACCCGATATGGTTTAGTTAGTAATCCATATGTTACTACTACAATTGGTGGAGCAACTGCCGACGAAGAAGTTTTGACTGCTAATACCAATCAGTATTACAGAAAATTCAAAGTTGCAAACTTAATGTAACACGCATTTCACCGTTACATGCAAAAGGGGGCAATTAATTGCCCCCTTTTTTGTTGCCTAAATATAGGTGGAGGAACTATCTATGCAGAATCTACCAAGTAATTACAATGTACTATCACCAGTTTCGTTTAGGTTTTCAATTAAGAAATTGCCTAGTGTTAATTTTTTCTGTCATAGTGCTAATATACCAACCTTAACTCTTGGAACGGTTGTTAGACCATCACCGATGCGAGATTTTAATACTTTTGGAGATAACTTAGAGGTTGGCACACTGGATGTTGCTTTTATAATTGATGAAGATTTGACAAACTATATAGAAATCCAAAAATGGTTGCGAGATCTATCATCACCAGAGAATTTTACAGGGTATAATACGGCATTAACCAACACAGCAGAAGGAATGGGTAATTTCGGTGGGTTGGTTTCAGATGCGACATTACATGTTTTGACCAATTCCATGAACACTAACTTAAATGTCCAATATAAAGATGTGTTTCCTACTGATTTGGGAGGATTGGATTTCACAACACAGGATACAGAGATTGCAGCCATAACTGCTTTGTGTACATTTAGTGTAGCAGACTTTACTATTGAAACAGTGACATAGAGGTGTAAATGAAAACGTTGAATGAATTTTATGATGATACCAAAAGAGATTTGACTATAGAAGAATCGGAATTGGATAGAGAATCTCTCAGAACACCCTACCTGTACGACAAGTATCTGAAAATGTATCAGGAAACGAAATTACATCTGCGAAAAGTACAGCAGACATACAATGAATTGAAATTAGAAAAACATCGGTATTATACAGGGAATGCCGACCCAGAAGTCTACAAACAAGCACCATTTGGTATTAAAGTGATAAAACAAGACTTGGAATTGTATATGAATGCAGACCCAGAATTATCAAAGGCATTCGATTTGGTTGATTATATTACTACCATCAAAGATTTCCTAGAGAAAACATTAAAAAATATAGAGAATCGGAACTGGAATATAAAAAATGCAATAGAATGGAGAAAGTTTTTAAGTGGGGTCATCTAATACTCTATACATTTCAAAGGTTGATGAGGTTTATAACAAAATTACATGTGAACCTAGTATAGCACAAGAACTCTGTGATTTTTTCACCTTTTATGTGCCTGGCTATAAATTCATGCCAGCATATCGTACTAAAATGTGGGATGGGAAAATTAGATTGTATTCCATTCATGAGAAAAAGTTATATAGTGGATTATTGCATTATGTCGTAACTTTTGCCCAAAAAAGAACATACCATATAATTTTTCTATCATCGTTTGATTATGAACCAGTGACCATATCATCAGATTTTATTGATTCACTTCAATTGCAATCCAATGGAAAAGCACTTACGGTTCGTGATTATCAGTTGGATGCACTCACACACGCACTTTCAGTGCAAAAGTCATTACTAATTTCACCAACGGCATCAGGAAAATCATTGATTATCTACCTTTTGGTTAGGTATTTGGATTCACCAACTTTGATTGTTGTACCAACAACATCACTGGTGGAGCAGATGTATAAGGATTTCCAAGATTATTCAGCCATAAATGGATGGGTTGTCGATGACAATTGTCACAGAATATATTCTGGACATGAAAAAAATACAGACAAACCAGTGGTAATTTCAACATGGCAGTCTATCCATCGTTTGAAAAACCCCTTTTTTGAGGGATTTCGTCTAGTGATTGGAGATGAAGCACATGGGTTCAAATCAAAATCTCTGATTTCTATTATGACCAAGTTAATAAATGCCAAGTATAGGGTAGGTACTACTGGTACATTGGATGGAACACAAACACATCAATTGGTACTGGAAGGGTTATTCGGGCCAGTTAAACAAGTCACAACAACCAAAGAATTGATGGATACTGATATTTTGGCAGGGTTGAATGTACATTGCATCGTACTGGAATATTCAGAAGATGAATGTAAACTGGTCAAGTCGATGGATTATAAACAGGAAATTGATTTTCTAGTTGGGAATCCCAAACGAAACCAGTTCATAACCAATATGGTGTCAGCATTGTCTGGTAATACTTTAGTACTATACCAATTGGTCAAAAAGCATGGTGATATTTTATTTCAGATGCTCTCGGAGTTACTAGAGGACAAAATAGTAAGATATATTCATGGTGGGGTAAAAACTGATGTACGAGAACAGATTAGAGAAGAAGCTGAAAACAATAATAATGTGGTCATTGTTGCCAGTTATGGCACTTATAGCACTGGTGTCAATATTCGGAATCTCGATAATGTCGTTTTTGCTAGTCCATCTAAATCTCGTATTCGTAATTTACAATCTATTGGTAGAGCATTAAGACGAAAAGGCACTAACACCAATGCTAGTCTGTTGGATATTGCCGATGACCTATCACACAAATCATACCAGAATTACACGTTAAAGCATTTGATTGAACGTATCAAGATATACAATAGTGAGAAATTCGATTACAGAATGAAGAAGTTTTCACTCTAGTAGTAATATACCCTCTTTCCAGTGTGACACACTAAGTATACCATATTTTTTCTTGAATGTCAAGCTCATTTTACCTTGACAAATGACTTTTTTTATGGTATAATATACTAAAATAATTTAAGGATGGTTTTATGGCAAAGAAAGCACATTATATCGACAACAAGAAATTTTATGCAGAAATGGTGGGGTATTGCGAATTAGTAAAAGAGGCTAGAAAACGTGGAGATCCAAATCCACCAGCAACAGACTTCATGGGAAAGTGCTTTGTTGATATTGCCACGAATTTATCCAACAAACCGAATTTTATGAATTACACCTATAAGGAGGAAATGATTGGTGATGGCATTGAGAATTGTTTACAGTACTGTTCCAATTTTGACCCAGTAAAATCTAAAAATCCATTTGCCTATTTCACTCAAATTACATATTATGCCTTTGTCCGTAGAATTGAACGAGAAAAAAAACAAGCATACGTTAGGCACAAATTGTCCGAAAAAATGATAGAAGAAAAATCAATGGCATTATTCGAGGAATTTGGTGACAAACACACATTAGACCATGTTAAGGTTAACGAGGGTTTTGATGCAGTTGAATATGAAAAGAAAATGGAACAGAAACGGGAATTACGAAAAGCAAACAAAAAGTCATTAGAGAGGTTTATGGAGTGAAGGTTGCATTAGTTACAGATACGCACTTTGGGGCAAGAAACGACAATCAAGTAATACAGGAACATATCAATCAATTTTTCGGTGAATTGTTTTTTCCCTATTTGGAAGAACATAACATCAAGGATATTATTCACTTGGGTGATTTGATGGATAAAAGGAAAACGGTTTCTTTTTTGACATTGAGCAATTTACGTAAAAACTTCATGGAAATAATTCACGATAGAACTATAATGACCCATATTCTGGTTGGAAATCATGATTCCTATTATAAGAATACATTGAAATTGAGTTCGGTTAATGAATTGTATGGGAACACACCATTCATACACGTCTATGATACTGCTGAAACCATCACACTTGGTGATTTACGGATTTGTTTACTTCCATGGCTGTGTGCAGAGAATGAACACGAATCTTATGTAGAATTGGATAGAACGGATGCTAAAATCCTAATGGGTCATTTGGAGTTGGCAGGGTTTTTAATGTTCAAGGGCATGAGGTCGGATCATGGTTTAGAAAAAAACGATTTTTCAAAGTTTGAAAAGGTTTTATCTGGACATTTTCATCTCAGAAATGATGATGGGCATATCTATTATCTTGGTACACCTTATGAAATGATGTGGTCTGATTACAATACAGAAAGGGGGTTTCACATTTTAGATACTGATACACAGGAAATTGAGTTTATTAGGAATCCGAATGTCTTATTTCATAAGATTTATTACAAGGAAGATATGGAGATTGATGTTTCGACCTATAGTAATAAATTTGTACGATTGGTGGTATCGGAGAAGAAAAACCCATACGCATTTGATTCCTTTGTTGATGAACTATATGCAGTCAATCCAGCACAATTGTCTATCATAGAGGATTTTGATACCATTGAAGATGAAACCAAGATTGAAGGTACAGAGGATACAATTACCATAATCAGCAATCATGTAAAAAATTTATCAACCGATTTGGATAAGGGCATATTGGATAAGATGTTACGAAATCTATATCTGGAGGCGGTGAGTATAGAATGATACATTTTAGAAAAATTCGTTGGAAGAACTTTTTGTCAACTGGTGATACTTTCATCGAGGTTGATTTGGAGAAGTCACCATCCACTTTGGTGATAGGTGAAAATGGTTCGGGTAAGTCTACCATGTTGGATGCATTGACTTTTGGGTTATTCTCGAAACCATTTCGGAAGATTAACAAACCACAATTGGTTAATTCGGTCAACGAAAGGGGGTTGATGGTTGAGGTGGAGTTTGATTCTGGTAGTAAAAATTATTTGGTTCGTCGAGGAATAAGACCCAATATTTTTGAAATTTACATTGATGGTGAATTGATGGATCAGGATTCTACGACTAAGTTATATCAGGATCGGTTGGAAAAATATATACTGAAACTCAATTACAAAAGTTTTACGCAGATTATTGTATTGGGGTCTAGTTCATTTCAGCCCTTTATGCAGTTATCAACTCATAATCGCAGAGAGGTGATTGAGGACTTGCTGGATATTGGGGTATTTTCTACCATGAATACCCTGCTAAAAGAACAAGTTGCCGAAAATTCAATGCAATTAACACACGCAAAGCAAAATTATAATATCAATGAAGAACGTATTGATATGCAGAAAAAATATATCGAGGAAGTAAAGCAAATCAGTGATAACAAGATTGAGAACACTCAAAGTGAAATTTCTACATCTAAGACACAGGTTTTAGAATTGAATGAAAGGATGGGGGTTCTGGATAATCAACGTCAAGAATTGTTGGATGCCATTGAACCTTTGTCTGGAGTTTCTAATAAGTTAGAACAGATGCAATTGTACGATAGACAAATACAGGGAAACATCAAAAAGGTCAATCAGGAAATGGATTTTTTTAATGATAACGAAGATTGTCCAATTTGTGGACAGGTTTTGGATTATGGGCATGTTCAAGATATTTTAAAATCCAAATATGATAGAATCAAGGAACTTCAAGAGGGATATACCAAACTTCAAGGTGAGATTAGTATTACTCAGTCTGAGGTAGACCGATTGAAGAAATTTGGTGATGGAATCCAAGACCATGAGAGTAAAATAAAAGAGTGTGCTAGTTCTGTTAGGGTGATAGAACGGTATATGGATAAGTTGCTCAAAGAGGTTGATTATCTTGGTAAGGTTAAAGATAAGTCAGAAGGTGACGAAGAAAGGTTGTCACATCTGTTGACTGAGAGGTATAGACTTGGGGGTGCAATACAGGAATTTAAAGATCATGGTCTGTACTTGATGTGTGCTAATGATATGTTGAAGGATACTGGCATCAAGACTAAGATTATTAAGCAATATTTGCCAGTGATGAACAATTTAGTAAACAAATACCTTACGGCCATGGATTCGTATTTTAATTTTACCATTGACGAAAATTTCAATGAAGTTATCAAAAGTCGATTTCGGGATGAATTCAGTTATGATTCATTCAGTGAAGGTGAGAAGATGCGGATTGACTTGGCATTATTGTTTACATGGAGAGCAGTGGCAAAATTGAAGAACAGTGCCAGTACCAATTTGTTAATTTTGGACGAAGTGTTTGATAGTTCACTTGATAGTAATGGTACAGATGAGTTCCTCAAACTCTTGCAGTCACTGGGTTTGAAAAGCAATGTTTTCGTAATTTCGCATAAAGGGGATACTTTGTATGAGAAATTCGATAATGTGTTGAGATTTGAAAAGGTGCAGAATTTTAGTAAGGTGGTTTGATATGGATTTGAAATCCATCAAAAGTTGGCCATAAACCTCACACATTAGAAAAGTTTTTTGAATAAAAGTGATTTTTAGCTTGACATTTAGTCAGAGATATGGTATAATATAGGTATATGAATAACAATATAGAAAAATCATTATTAGATGAATTGGCACACTTGCTTTCTGAGAGGTGTAGGGTTGGCAATAAAATTAAGGAAACGTTAGCAAAACATACAAACTCCAATGGTTTGCCTATATTTGGTGAAGAATGGTTGGAGTTTTCGGGAAAATGGAAAACACCAAGACAAGAATTTGTTAAGCAGGTTCTTGCTGAATATATTGTAGAAACCAGACCACCATTTCCATATCGTGAGATTCAAGAGAAGAAGGTACAGAAGAAATTTTCTGATATGTGTAAAACGATGAAATATCTTTATATTGGGAAGGGGGAACGTAAGGTAGAAATTCGTGGAGAACATCAACTGAAATATAATTTTGATGATTATGGTTTGTATGCTATTCAGATGGGAAGTACGTACAATTCCATTTCTGATTACTTTCATAATAAGACTAGGGTTGGGTGTTTTGCACACAATCAAAAGAATGCTGTCAATATTTGGACTCAAGGAACAGTTAAAGAAGTTAAGTCTCTGATTTCGGGAATATTTCGTATGACATGGGAGATGAAATGTATATCAGATGAAACGTATCGGAAGGTTTGTAGGTTAGGGGGGTATATTGCAACGCAATTTAAGCCTAGTGTGGCAAAATTTTTGTATGAAGGGTATTATGCAAAAAAAATCTTAGATACATCAATGGGTTGGGGTGATCGTCTTGCTGGATTTTGGGCAAGTAATGCAGAACTTTATGTTGGTTGTGACCCTAATGCAGAAACATTTGATGTCTATAAACAACAATGCTTTAAGTATGCAGAATTGTTGGGTATGGGAGAAACGTATAAAATTAAATGTTCGACAGATGACTATTTTGAATTTAAGACATCAAGGAAGCATGTCATAATTCATCGAGTTCCATCTGAGGATTTTGAGTGGGATAAATGGGGGAAAACTTTTGATTACATGTTTACTTCACCACCATATTTTTCGGTGGAACGGTATGCACAGGGTTCTTTGCATGAATCAGACCAGAGTTGGGCAAGGTATCCAACATTTGAATCTTGGAGAGATGATTTTTATTTTTCAACATTACAGAAAACTTGGGAGTCGATTGATGATGATGGACACATGTGCATAAACATCACTGAACCAAAAGTACAAGGCAAAATTTATCCCATTTGCGATGATATGGTTGATTATGTTAAACAGAATGAAGATTGTAATTTTTTAGGTATGGTTGGTATGCGGATGATGCAAAGACCAATAGCAAATAGATATTGGTCAAAAAATGAAGGTAGTGAGGTTTATGATGTTTTAGATAAAGTCAAAAGACAGGAGTTTTATGATACTGTTTTTATTGAACCAATATGGGTTTTTCGTAAAAATAATGATAAACATCTGATTAAGTATGACAGTGGAGTGGATTTGAGTGATTGGATGGTGTGATGTTTGATTTGAATAGAGAGGAACATCTTGAACTCATTGGTGATTGGCAAGATGGAAATCCAAAACCGATATTGAAAGAACATGATGGGTTTATAGTAGTTCGTGATGATTTGTTACATGGTGGTTCCAAGATTAGGGTTGCTGATTATTTGATACAAAATAATATGGAATGTGATGAATGGGTTTATGGTGGTAGTCCAGCAAATGGTTGGGCTCAAGTTTCACTTTCTATTCTGTGTAAAAAATATGATAAGAGATTGGTTTTGTTTATGGCAAAACGCAAGGAAGAAAATTATACCACACCACAAAAAATGGCAATATCTGAGGGTGCTATTGTTAATTGGGTGGAAATGGGATATTTGTCTAATACCATGTCTAGGGCAGTTTCATATGTCAATAAAAAACCTAAATACAGAAAGTTAGTTCCGTTTGGTGTAGATCACCCAACAGTAATGGCATCTTTTATTCGTATCTGTGAAAATATAGATTATAATCCAAGTGAGGTTTGGGTGGTTGGTGGTTCTGGTACATTATCTAGGGGTTTGCAGATGGGTTGGCCTGATGCAGAGCATAATATAGTTTCTGTTGGACATAAACTCCAACCACATGAAAGTCTTTTGGCAAAAGTTTATAAGCATTCTTTGGAGTTTGACCAAATTCCACCAGAGAATGAATTACCCCCATATCCATCAGTGGCAAATTATGATGCTAAGGTTTGGAAATTTGTCAAGGAATATGGTTCAGAGGGGGCATTGATATGGAACGTGGCATAAAAAAAGTTGTAACTTTTTGTCGTTTGAGTATTTTTAGCTTGACAAACTAAAAAAAATATGGTATAATATAGTCATTAAAAATAATTGGAGTTAATATGCAAATTTCAAAAGCAACGTTTGATATACTAAAGAATTTTTCAACCATCAATGGTTCAATATTGGTGAAAAAGGGAAATGTGTTATCAACTATATCAACATCTAAGAACATTTTGGCACAGGCAGAAGTTGCTGAAACTTTTGGGAATGAATTCGGAATCTATGATTTGGGTGAATTTTTGAGGGTTGCTGGTGATGAAATTTTTGAGGGTGCTATATATGAATTTGATGAAGAATCAGTGGTGTTAAATAAGGATAAGGCAGTTTGTCGATATTATTATGCTGATACCAGTACAATAATATCACCGACTAAAACGATGAATATGCCAGATACAGACATAACGTTTGATTTGACAAAGGAAGATTTTAGTACGGTTAGAAATATGTCAAACGTATTGGGAAAACCAGACCTTGCTTTACGGAGCAATGGTTCTGGTCAAATTAATCTAAGTGTGTTGGACAAGAGAGAACCATCATCTAATACTTTTGATTTGGAAGTTGGTAATGGAGCAGATAGTACATTTGATATGTATTTCAGAACTGAAAATCTCAAAATGTTGCGTGGAGATTATACAGTTTCTATTTCAGCAGAAGGTATTAGTTATTTTAAAAACAATGATATTGAATTGGAATACTGGATTGCACTTGAACCTGATTCCAAATTTGGAGATGTTTAGTGAGAGAGGAATTTCTGTGGGTCGAGAAATATCGACCTCTAAATATAGATGAATGTGTATTGCCGAAGGGTCTGATTAAGACCTTTCGGGAATTTGTGAAAAACAACGAAATTCCAAACCTTTTATTATGTGGTTCGGCAGGGGTTGGAAAAACAACTATTGCTAGGGCATTATGTGAACAGTTAGATTCAGATTATATTTTAATCAATGGTTCTGAGGAATCTGGTATTGATGTACTCAGAAATAAAATTAAAAATTTTGCCAGTACGGTTTCACTTACTGGTGGTAGAAAGGTGGTGATATTAGATGAAGCGGATTATCTCAATCCCCAATCCACTCAACCAGCACTCAGAGGATTCATTGAAGAATTTAGCAAAAATTGCAGGTTTATCTTCACTTGTAATTTTGCCAATAGGATTATTAGTCCTTTACATTCAAGGTGTTCGGTCATTGAATTCAAAATCCCCAAGCAAGAAACTCCAGAAGTTGCTAGGAACTTCATGGTTAGAGTGCAAAACATACTTGAGAGAGAAGGGGTTAAGTATGATATAAAGGTTATAGTCGAGTTAATACAGAAATATGTACCAGATTGGAGAAGGGTGTTAAACGAACTCCAAAGGTATTCGGCGGGTGGTACAATAGATGTTGGTATACTGAGTAATACAGTCGATATGCATATTGACGAAGTGATAGATTACATTAAAAACAAAAATTTTACCAAGTTACGAAAGTGGGTGGTAAATAATATGGATAATGATCCACATGTTGTTTTTAGAAAGGTTTATGATAAGTTGAGTGATGTATTAACACCAGCAGGGGTATCACAGGCAGTGGTAATTATTGCTGAATACGGATATAAGTCAGCATTCGTTGTAGACCAAGAGATAAATACAGTTGCATGTTTGACTGAAATATTACATCGGTGTGAGTTTACCTAATGGAATTATTTGATTTTTTGAATGACATAAATTATCGAAAAACTAGTGCGATGAAGGATGATCCAGAATGTGAAAAGTACTATGAACCATACAAGGTTAATAAGTTCCTATCACAGAATTTCGATAGTGTGATGTATGTTAATGAAATGAATTTTAGGCCACATTGTGATAAAAAGTTACAATATGAATATTTTATAAATAGTCTTAGGAAACGAAAACGGAAAGCACATAAGTGGTTAGAACCAGATTCGTTTAATGATATAGAATGCATCAAGGAGTATTTCAACTACAGTACTCGAAAAGCAAGGGATGCATTTAGGATTCTTAGTCATGATGACCTTGAATATATCAAAGATAGACTATACAAAGGTGGTTTGAAAAAATGATAGAGAGCATGATAGAGGTTACATTAGAGCAACCAGATGACTTTTTAAAGGTTAAGGAAACATTGAGTCGAATTGGGGTTGCATCCAGAAACGATAATAAGTTATTCCAATCTTGTCATATATTACATAAACAAGGTAGGTATTACATAGTTCATTTTAAGGAACTATTCGCATTAGATGGGAAACCAACTAATTTTTCTGAAAATGATGAAGGACGTAGAAATACGATCACAAACCTTTTGCAAGAATGGGGTTTGGTTAAGATTGTCAGTGGTGAAACAGAAGAAAATGTCGCACCATTGAGTCAGATAAAAGTTCTTGCATATGCTGATAAAGATGATTGGGAGTTGGTTCCCAAGTATAATATCGGCAAAAAATAATAAACGATGGTGGTCGATTCGTAAAGGATGACCACAAATTTAATCTTGCTTATTCAATAAGGAGAACCAAAGCATGACAACATTACTTTCAACACTAAACCGTTTTGATCCATTTTTCGTAGGATTTGATAAAGTTTTTAATCAGTTGTCAACATTTGACACTGAACGGAGTCAACCAAATTATCCACCGTATAATATTATTCAGAAGGATGATAATAACTATACGATTGAAGTGGCACTTGCTGGTTTTACGCAAGAGCAAATAGAAGTTACGCATTTACCAGAAACCAATAATTTGGTTATCGAGGGATCGAACGAAATTTCAGATACTCAATATCTACATCAGGGCATTGCCAATCGAAAATTTAAACGTTCTTGGACTGTTGCAGATAGTATCGAAGTTACAAATGCAGAATTTTCTGATGGTATTTTACGAATTCAGTTAGAAAATATTGTTCCCGAAGAAAAGAAACCGAAACAAATTGAAATAAAATAGAAGCCCAAATGGGTGGTTATAGGAAGGGAGTTGGGAAAACCAACTCCCTTTTTTATTTTTACCTTGACAAATGAAAAATAATATGGTATAATATAAGTATGAAAGATTATTACACAAATATTTTTACAATTGGAAATGATGTTAAGATACGAAGTATCGAAAACGATGAAAGAGTCAGGTATACTGAAGAATATCAACCCACACTTTTCATACCCACTAAAGAAAAAACTAAATTCAAAACTATATATGGAGAACCAGTAGGAAAAGTCCAGCCAGGAACTATTCGTGATTGTCGGAATTTCATGGAAAGATATAAGGGTGTGGAAAACTTTTCTGTTTATGGGTATACTGATTGGAGTCATCAGTATATCGGTGATAAATTTTTTGGGTGTGATTTTGATTTAGGTAAGATTAGGATTTGCACTATTGACATTGAGGTTGCATCAGAGCAAGGATTTCCGACAGTAGAGAATGTTAGGGAAGAATTGATTGCCATAACTATCAAAGATAGTCTAACCAAAAATCGGTTTGTCTTAGGTAGAGAACCAGTAGATGTTGCTGATGAAAATACCAAATACATTTGTTGTCCAACAGAGATGGAATTGATTGAGAAATTCTTGGAAGTTTGGAACGTATTGCAACCTGATATAGTTACGGGATGGAATAGCAAATTATACGATATTCCATATCTGGTTAGACGAATGGATCGGGTAATGGGTGATGGCACATCTAAGAGAATGTCGGTCTGGAATGTGGTGAAGGAAAGAACAGTCAAAATTATGGGTAGGGAAGAATACGTCTATATGATTGCTGGTCTTTCACAATTGGATTATCTGGATTTGTATAAGAAATACACATATGTCAACCAAGAGAGTTATCGGTTAGACCATATTGCCTTTGTGGAATTGGGTGAACGTAAGATGTCATATGCAGAACATGATACCATGCACAATTTCTACAAACAGGATTATCAGAAGTTTATCGAATATAATATCAAGGATGTCGAATTGGTTGATAGACTTGAAGATAAATTGAAACTGATTGATTTATGTGTTACAATGGCATATGATGCTGGTATTAATTACGAGGATGTGTTTGCACAAACCAGATTTTGGGATGCAGTGATATATAATCATCTCAGACAGAAAAATATAGTTGTACCACCACGTAAAGAAAATCCATTTAAACCTGAGTATTCGGGTGGGCATGTTAAAGAAATTCAAGATGGTGGTATTTCTTCAGATTGGGTGGTATCTTTTGACTTGAATAGTCTGTATCCACATCTGATTATGCAATATAATATTTCACCAGAAACTTTAAGGGCAGATTTGCCTAGTTTTTTCGTGGAAGTTGGTGAGTTAGTGAAGGGTACTTTGCCATTGCCAGAAGTACCTAACACAACTATGGCTGGGAATGGTCATTATTTTAGTACTGAAAAGCAAGGGTTTTTACCTGAGTTGATGCAACAGTTCTATGATGATAGAGTTAAGTATAAGCAATTGCAAATTGAAGCATTGAAAACTGGTGATAAAGAGAATGTTGCCAAGTATGAGACACGTCAAATGGCAAGAAAAATATCATTGAATAGTGCCTATGGTGCGTTAGGAAATGAATATTTTCGGTATTTTGATGTTAGACAAGCAGAAGCAATCACTAAGTCAGGTCAATTGGCAATTCGGTGGATTGAACGAGAATTGAATGAGTTTTTGAATTCTATACTGAAAACTGAAGATGTGGATTATGTTATTGCCAGTGATACAGATAGTGTATATTTGACGTTGGATTATGTGGTCAAAACTCATTTATCAAATTTGACTGATAAGAATAAAATTGTCGATGCATTAGATAGGGTTTGCATAGATTTAATTGAACCATTTATTGAAAAAAGTTATCAGAAGTTAGCAGATTACATGAATGCCTTTGAGCAACGCATGGTTATGAAACGTGAGGTTATTGCCGATAGAGGTATTTGGACTGCTAAAAAACGATATGTTTTGAATGTATGGGATAATGAGGGGGTACGAAACGAGAAACCAAAAATTAAGATTATGGGGATTGAGGCAGTTAGAAGTTCAACTCCATCATCTTGTAGACAACGGATTATGGATTCGTTGAGTATTATTATGGATGGTACAGAGGATGATTTGATTGAATATGTAAAGGAATTTCGCGAGGAATTTATGCAAATGCCAGTTGCAGATATTTCATTTCCGAGAACTGTTAAGGGCATTGACAAATATTCCAGTAGTGTAGACCTATATAAAAAGGGTACACCATTTCACGTCAAAGGAACTATCATTTACAATTCGTTGGTCAAAGAGAACAAATTGGAACGGACATATCCAATAATTAAGAACAATGAAAAAATAAAATTTGTTTACCTAAAGGAACCTAATTCGACGACTGATAGGGTGATTGCGTTTATCAACAGTTTACCTAGTGAATTCGGATTAGATAAATACATAGACTATGGTATGCAGTTTGAAAAGGCATACTTAGATCCATTAAAAAATGTCTTGAATGTCGTTGGTTGGCATTATGAGAAACAGGCAAGTTTAGAATCATTTTTCGTATGAGGTGAAATATGAGAGTTCATGCTTTAGCAAAAGAATATGGTATAAAATCGACTGAATTTGTTGATATAATACAAGAGTTTGGTATTGGAATTAAAAGTCATTTGAGTGTTTTAGATGATGGTCAAGTATCGGATATTAGATACAAAATGAAGGAACGTGGGAGACTTCTCGATGAATATTCAAATGGTGGTGATGATGCACCACTGAAGTTGACTGAATCGGATTTAGATGAAGTATCATTTGATGAATATGATGATGGAGAGGAAAGTGCAGATGATGATTCTGATGGGAGTGATGGTGTTGATTCTGATGGTGGTGATATTCCACAAGTAGAAGAAACTGTTATTACAGAGGATGAATGGGAATTTACAGACAGTGAAGAAGTTGATGAACTTTTTGAGGATGGGCAAATAACACAGGAAGATATTGATGAGGCCGAAACTAGTTCTATAGGAGATGCAATTGGCAGTGAGGATACAGTAGTAGAATCTACTGAACCAGTAAATCTTGAGGAAGTAGCAAAAGAAATTGATGCTAATGCTAAAGCTGCGGCTGAGGCAAGGGAAAGATATGCACAATCTGTATCTGAAATAAATAAGACTTCCATAGATGAAACAGAAGAAAGGGAAAAACAACTTGAGAACTTGAGGGAAAAATCGAAAGGAAATTTAGAATCCCAACAAGTTATTGTTGAAAAACCGAAGGGGTTTTGGGGTTGGTTGAAAAGTTTATTCACGTAAGGGAATTTGATATACCTGATGATTCATCACCTGATGGGGTTGCCCCTGCTATGTGGGGGTCTTATATGGGGGATGGGAAAATGTATAGGTTTTTCTGTAAGGATTGTACTATGTTCATAAATGTCAGATTTCCGAGATGGGATAGGGTGCTGACTAGAGAACGCAAAGTCGATGGGGTAATGAATGGACATTTTAAATGTCCATCGTGTATCAAATCAAATTTTATAGAGATAGAGGTTGGAAAGAATGAATGATTTTTTAAGTGATCTTGTAAAAACATTGGGGGATGAACATACCACTATTGCATCTGATGAAAAATCATCAGCAGAATTTTCTGGTACAGTAGATACTGGTTCTTATGTGCTGAATGCTGTGTTATCAGGTAGCATTTATGGTGGGGTTCCTAATAACAAGGTGACTGTTTTTGCAGGGGAAACAGCAACAGGAAAAACATTTTTCGTTTTAGGTGTAGTTAGTCAGTTTTTGAAAAATAATCCAGAGGGTAGTGTGGTATACTTTGATACAGAGAGTGCAGTTACAAATGAGATGATGCAAAGTAGGGGTATTGACACTAGACGGGTTATAAAATCGGAACCAGACACTATACAGAAGTTCAGACATACGGCATTACAAACTATTGATTTTCAAATAAGTCAAGATAAAGAAGAACGCAGACCGATGATGATGATATTGGATAGTCTTGGGCAATTATCTTCAACAAAAGAAATTGAAGATACGGCCAAAGGTGACGAAACCAGAGATATGACAAAAGCACAGATCCTAAAGGCAACATTTCGGGTATTGAATCTGAAATTGGCAAAGGCAAATGTACCTTTATTGGTTTGCAATCATGTCTATGATGTGGTTGGTGCATATTATCCAACAAAGGAAATGTCGGGTGGGTCTGGTCTGAAATATTCGGCATCTACTATTGCTATGCTATCCAAACGAAAAGAGAGGGATAGTGACAAAGAGATAGTAGGAAATATTATAACGGTCAAGATGGAAAAAAGTCGTTTGTCTAAGGAAAACAAAAAGGTTGAGGTGTTGTTGACCTATGATAAGGGTTTGGATCGGTATTATGGGTTGATTGATATGGCAGTTGATGCTGGTATATTCAAGAAATTGTCTAATCGAATTGAGTTGCCTGATGCAAGTAAGCATTATGCATCTAAGATATATGGAAATCCGAAGGAATATTTCACCACAGATATTATGGAGAGAATTGAAAAATATGCCAATCAGGAATTTCAGTATGGGGGAATGATACCTGTTGA